AGGTCGCCACCACCTGATAAACCAGTACCCGCGGTTAGCGTTAAGGCTTGGTCGGCGGCGTTAAGGTTAGTTCTTGCACCCGCCGCAGTTGTAGCGCCTGTACCGCCGTTATCAACATCCAATGTACCGCTTAATGTGATTGTGCCGCTTGTGGTGATAGGGCCACCCGTGAACGACAAACCTGTAGTGCCTCCTGATACATCAACCGATGTAACCGTACCGCCACCATCAGTTACCCATTCTAAGCCTGTAGCCGTGCCATCTAAAGAAAGGCGTTTATTTGCATTGCCTGTATATGATGGCAACAAGTTAACCATTGCACCCGCCGCGGTGCTTGCGCCTGTACCACCATCGGCAACCGCTAAGTCGGTAATGCCCGTGATAGTGCCACCAGTAATAGAAACTGCATTTGCGTTTTGTGTGGCAATCGTACCCAAACCCAAGTTGGTACGCGCACCGCTTGCAGTAGTTGCGCCCGTGCCGCCTAAGTTAACGGGTACGGTGCTTAAACTGATGGTAGAACCAGTAACAACGATTGGCGCTTGACCAATGTATTGAATCGTACCGACAGGTCCAACCAATTCCGTTGTGCCATCAGTAAACGTAAATTCAAGATAAAGCGCGTTATCAATTTCAACGGCAGTAACATCCGCTACGCCCCGACCCGCTACACCGCGGCTAATCGCAATTGTTTGAATTGGTACGGGCGTAACTTCTAACAGAACATTGTTTTCGTTCTGAACGGTAACTTTAATATTTGACATGATTTCCCCTTAAACAACAACAACACCATCCGAACGAACCAAGAACATTAAAAAGATAATGTTATCTTGTGCGGGTGTAGGTGTGTTAGCGGGAAAACTAATTTTGATGCGCCCTGTAAAACAAACGGGGTCAACGGCATCAATATCTAATTCGGGGTCAGTTGTAATCAAACTCCAAGCAGAATCATCAATAACCAAAGTAAAAGAACCTTGGGCATCTACTTGGTTTGTAATTGTCAAACTGATTGGCGTAGGTGTAGGCGTGTAGTTGGCTACATCAAACGATAAACCGTTACGCGTATCAATCAAATTGGAAACTGTACGGCGAACAATTGACGCGGTGATTGTTGTGCCTGTCAAGTCAACGGGTGCGCCTTCTGAAGTCATTTGCAGATTCCAGTAGGTTCGTTGGTTATAAACAAGTTCACCAGTAATCAAGGGGTTATCAAACCCGCTTACTTGCGTGATTACATTTTTGGAAAATAGCGCCATGTTAGCGTTCCCTATACATAGGTCGAACATCCGCGTACCCGCGGGCGGTGGTGTCTTATCTTTTCAATATTTTAATGCCCAATTTAAATCTTGGGAATCTGTTTTTTCAATTCTTCAACTTGTGCTGAAAGTTCTTGTACGGCTTTAATTAAAACCGCTACATACGATGGATAGTGAATTGTTTTAAAACCAACTTCATCGCCAACTTTCCAATCAGGTTCTTCGTAAACCAAAGATGACCCAAGCGGAATAATATCTTCTACTTCATCAGCAATTAAGCCGTAACCTTTTTGGTGTTTAGGGTCGGCAATAAGTTTGTAAGAAACGGGGCGCAATTGTTTAACAAATGCCAAGCCTAAATCACAATCTGTAATTTCTTCTTTTAGTCTTACATCCGATGGGCTTGTTGTACGAACATCTAAAGTAACGGTGTTACCCGAACCAGTTGTTCCTACATACGCGTTAACAATGCCTGTAGTGCTTGAACCTAAAATGTTAATTCCTGAACCCGCGGCATTTGCTGTTCCGCTGTTGCAAGGGAAAATACGCGCCCATGATGAAGCGGTATAGCCATCCATTCGGGCGGTATCGTAGGCTTGACCCGTTGTTGATAACGGCGTATAGCCCAAAGCCGTTGTAACGGTTGAACTTGTAATAGATACCGCGCCCCAAGTTCCGTTACCGCGCAACACATCGGTTACTGAGCCTGTAGGTACTGCAAATGTATAGGCATCCCATTTAAAAGGGCCGTTACACCAAACGGCAGGGCCACTCGCGGAAATGCCATAAACACCCGCACCCGAACCATTGGATAAACCAAATACACCAACGCCCGCAGAACCGTTACCGTAACCTTTAACGCCTACGCCACTTGTTCCGCTTGCGTTGCCTTCGATGCCCGCGAATGGCCCGCTACCAAACACGCCTGTACCACCCGAACCAAAAGATACACCGCGTACACCAAACGCATTGTTATCGCCATAACCATAAACGCCCGCGGCTTCAATAACGGGGTTGTAAGGTGCGTTATCAGCAAATGCAATGATGCCGTATTTTTGGGCAAAAGTTACATTGGCTGTAACCGCGGCAGTTCCCGCAATAGTTGTAACCGCACCATTAAACTTGGCAGAACCAGTAATTTCAATGTTACTAGCGCCAATTAAGTTGCCCCTAAAAATACCGTTGTTAAAAAATACATCGCCTGTAGATTGCTGAATGTAATAGCCTTGCGTTCCGTATGTTGCGGGTGTTCCGTATGTAGGCGGTGTTGAACCGTTCCAGTTGTCAGAACGAATGTCTTGAAAAATGCTTGCCGCTACTGGCCCTGTCCATGCCGTGCTATTTGCGGGAACGCTATTTACAGTAACCGCGTTGCTGTTGTATTGACCTTGGATGTACCACATTACTTGACCAACCGAAACGGTAGGCGCTGTTAATGTCCAACCTGTAGGGGCTGTAGCGCCGCTTGTGGGCGTTGTAAATGTGGGTGTGGCGCTTGATTGGCTTTGAACCTTATAAGCAGTTATAAAACTAATGCCCGCTGTTCCCGCCGTTCCTGTTGGCGACCAAACAAATGCAGAACTGTTAGAACTTTTTTGCGATGATGCAATTTCGTTTCCAACCGTGTAGGTAAAGTAGAAAGTTCCCGCGGGCAATACTTGATTGGCAAATGTGTAAGTAGTGCCATTTGCTACGGGTACATTGTTAGGCGATGTTGCGGTGTTAAGAACTTTCCAACTTGTTGAATCAGCGGGCGTAGATGTATAAAACAAAGTGCCAAAAGTTACGCGACCCGTTGCGGGTATTGATACTTGCACATCAAAACTAGGCACGGCATCCGATGGGCGTGATGCTGTAACCGTAGGCGCTGTTAATGCTGAAAAGTAAACGGGCGATGCCAAATTACTATTTGGCACGGGCGTAAATTGCGTTATGTCTTGGTCATCATAAACTTGTGCGTTGTATTCGCTAAGTTCTAAACGCGCACCTAAATTTCCATCAGGCAATGACGCTTCGTTAACCTTCATCACGCGGAAAAGTTTTGCGTTCCATCCGTAGTCGGCATTGGTGACGCTAACAACATCGCCCGCATCAACTTGGATGCCGTAGTAAGTTGTGCTGAAACCTACAATCAAATCTTCGCGTGCTTGTTCCAACAAACGATTAGCAAGGTAATGCGCTTGCACGGAATCGTTAACCATGTCGTAAGTAATAGAATACTTGTTAACGGGTTCGTTGGGATACAGTAAACCGCTAGGTGTTTCAATGTTTACAAATGCGGCTTGGTCGCGGTTTTCTTTGAATGGGAAACGCGCTTCAACTTGGTTAATTGAACTTGTAATGTCAGTTGCGCTAACGCGAATTTCGCCAATGATGTTGTCATCATCAAACGCATAGGCTGTTGTTTCGGCTTTGTTAATAACCACCGACCATTGACCCAATGCCGCGTTGTACGTCATCCATGAATCGCACGATGACATGATGCGGTCAATGTTAGAAAGAACCGATTGCCCTGCATCCAATACGCCGTTAATACGGTAACGAGGTTGCGTAGATGGTACGCCGCTACTGTTTGTAAATGTTATGTTTTGGTCGCCGTAAGTGTTTAACGCTGTTGCACTTGAACTGTTAACAAACGCCGCATCTACTGCGCCGCCATAAACTGAATTGGTGATGTAGTCATACCAAACATCACCCGCTTTGGCTACACCCGTTCCGTTAAGTGTATGGGCTACTTTAAATGTAATTGGTTGCAGTTGGGTTGTATCTGCATCGCGGTTGTAAACAAGTTTGACAATAGCAAAGCCCAAACCATTCATTTGGCGTGTGCCTGTCCATCGTTGTGCGCTTGCAATGTCAGAACCACCCATTACGGTGCTAGGTGCTGATGCGCCGTTTGCGGATGTGATTGTGCCGCCCGCTGTAGATGTATAAAGATTGATGTAAAGGTTGCCGCTAATCTTTGTATCTACATTGCCCGCTTCATCAGTTAGGCTAACAACTTTGGTTAAATCTGTACCATCAAAAGTTACTTTTCTATCGCCGTAGTACATATCGGCGGTATCAAAAGTAAATTGACCATTAGGGCTAATACTTGAAATAGCCAACACATAGTACATTGTCTTTTGGTCGGTTGTCAGAACCGCATCAACAAATGTGCCGCCCATGTACGCGTTGCCGTACACAATAGGAATTGCGTTAACTGCGCTTGGCGGTACTTGTTGCCTTACGCCCATGTCTTGTTGTTGTTCGGGGTTGTCAGCAAACGCACGGGTAACAACATAGGAAACAGCAAAGTTAACGGCAAATGTTGCCATTGCTGTTGAAAAGCCAATTACTTCTAAGCCCGCAATTAAAGTTGCAACCATTTTTATTCCCTAACAAAAGTTGCGCCCAATGGCTTATAGCCGCGGCGCGTGTAATCAATCAATGGCCCATTAGCCGAAATTGATGTACAAATAATATCTACTTCACCCATGTTTAGCATTGCATTTGCGCGTTCATCAAATGCTTTCCAAAGCCTACCGCCAACCGTACCATTGCGATATTCAGGTTCAACCCACCACAATAGTTCGTTTAACTCTTTTACTTTTGGCGACCAAATGTTCGAAGTTTTGTAAGCGACAATCGCACCGCGCAAATGCGAATCCACAAAAATGAACCCACGCCCTTGAATGATGCTAAACAATAGTTCTTCAACATAGCGGGGAAAGTGATTATGCGATTGACCAAGTTTTTTAATTGGGTTTTCATAGGCGTAAGCCTCCACGATTTCTAACAGTCTAGGGATGTCGTATCTTGTCGCTTGTCTTATCATGGGGATGCGTCACCTGCTGAATTATCTGTTACTGTAGTTTCGCTTGCTTGTGTTTGTGTTTTTGGTGGCGAACCAAAGTCAAAAAACGTATTAGAAATTTCACTTACGCGGTTCATTGATGTATCGCCCGCATAAATAAATTGCCAATTGTTTTGATTAGTTTTTACGCCCGACAATCTGTTTTCCAAAATGCGGCGCATCGATGAACAAGAAATAGAACAAGTTGCAATCCGTGTACGCGCATCAGTATTGAAATCTTCAGTAATTGAAACGCTGTTAATAATGCCTTGGTAGCGTTTAAAGAATTGCGTTGTAGGCGTAGTAATGATTTGATTGTTTGAATCAAAAAACCCGCGCCATACTTCCACCAACGAACCTTTAATGTCGCTACTAAGAATCAATGCAACATTACTTGGATTGATGCCCGTCAATTGGATTGTCATGTCATCCGATGTAGCCTTAATGTCGCGTTGAACATCGCCAACGGATAACAATGCGCCAAGGTTTGAAAAGGTGATTCCGCCAACCGTGATAGGTGCGGCGGCGTTGCAGAATGTGTAAACCGTTCCCGCATTACCAACGGTTAGTTTTACAAATTCCGCATGGTTAATTTGATAACCAGTTACCGCGTTAATTGTTGTCATACGATGTATTCTCTAAAAACAAACGGCGAATCCCATTGCACAAAAGCGCCATCGGTCATAGGGTTAAGTGTATATGTTGGGCATGATTCCGCAACTACTGTAAATGTGCAAGCATTGCCGATAGAAACCGTTGCGCCTGATGATGGCGTACCAATCAAAGGTCGGTTAATGCTTACTGATGAACCCGCGCTATCGGCAGTCACTTTGTAGGTGTAGCCGCCAATCATAATAAAGTCACCCGCCTTGAATGTACCGTTAGAAGTTAGCGCAAGTGTTTGTGTGTTTGGCGTAGGCGTACCATTTAGCGTAGCCGATGTAGCCGTGCCGCGCATTTCTGTAAACCAAGAAAGGTTCGATGTGTTGAAAGTAATTGTTTCGGGCAATTGCCTATCAAGGTTATCAATTGTTTGGATTACATCCCGAACTTGCGGATAGTAAAGGTACGCATGGGGTTGAATGGTAAACACCCAAGGCACGGCGGTTAAGTATTGCGCAACGGTGATATAGCCCGAACGCGCAACTTGTTGCCCAACCATACGGCGATTGTTTACCGTCATGGATTGCTGAATGTTAAAGATGGTTTGGAAACTCATGCCCGACCCCTATTCACCGCCAACGATTTGTTAGCGTACTGATTTGCCGCCCAAATTGCATTAGAACTACCGTATAGGCGTTCTTCAAACGATTTAGTATCAATGGCGTTAATGTAGTTGTTTGTGACCATCGTAGTGCCTCCCGCGCCCGCTAAAGCATGGTTAGGAATTACTGTACCCGATGAACGGGGAACAAACAGTTCAGGCCCGCGTTCACCAACAACATAAGGCGTATTGGCATTAGCAGAACCACCATCGGCTAAGAACCCGCCAAGGTCTTGATTGCCGTATGCGTTGCCAGTACCAAAGCCACCGCTTGCATACATTCCAAACAACGATTTAAACAAACCCGTTGCTGATGCGCGTAATTGAATGGCAATCAAATCTTGAATGATGCTACGCGCCAAAGATTTAAACGACAATTTGCCCGTGCGTACAAAGTTATCTAACGCGCTTTCCATGTTTCCCATTACGGATTGAAAAGCCTTTGCACCGTTTTCTAATTCGGTTGGCAAGTCGCGGAAAAATTTAGCGCCTTCTTTAAAGAAACCTTGTTCGCCAGTTCCTTCGCGTTGCGCTTTAACCGCTTGGTTTTGTGCGCGTAGATAGCGTTCGGTTGCATCGGCTAACGCGTTTTCTCTCTGTACTAATTGTTCTTTAGCATCCGCGTCTAACATATTGTTGCGGTTAATTTCTTGAATAGCATCTAACCGTTTTTGTTCTGACAAATACAAATCCCTTGTTAGTTGCGCATCTTCCGAACGCATCCCCATTGTTTTTTGGTCAATGAATAGCAATTCATTTTTAATTTGCAAATTGCGTTCTTCATTTTCAATGCGATTTGCTTCCCTTGTATATGCGGCTACTTGTTGACCTTCAATTTCAAAAAGTGTTTTAGCGTACTTTTGTTGTTCGCGGTTTAAATCATTGATTGCTTTAATTCTTGCGCGTTCGGCGGCTTCAGCATCTTTATCGCGGGGTTTAATAACATTTCTTCCACCACTTGCGGCGGCAGATTTTGAACCCCCTTTTGCCGCTAACGCATCAATAGAATTGCCGTATTTGGGAACTCCC